ACAGATCTTGAGTTTGAAGTTCATGTTTGCAGGCTTGCCATAATTTTAAAGTTAATTCTGCATCTTTTTCTGCATATTCACCTACATACATTGCTGGTAATTTGTACATTTCTTGTTTAGGATCTACTCCCCATGATTTGGCAGCTTCTTGTAAAGCGTATTCATTTTTAGATTCATGGATGTAATCTTTACAAACTGAGTTTAAATCATAGCGACCTCGATTCTCATCGATCAAAGAAGTAGCGATCATGGTATCGATAATACGACCATTGATTTTAAATCCCATGGCGCGTAACCAACATACGTCGTACATGGCATTGTGAAAAATTTTATCTGAGTCTGTTAGTAAAAGATCTTTAACCCATTTAAGAACAACATCTTTATCCATGTTGCCACCACCTTCATGAGCGATTGGGTAATAACCTTTCCATCCATCAACAGCGACAGCGATTCCTGTAACACATCCTCTACCTACAATAGAACCTGAGCCATGTGTTTTTAATTGAGGATCTTTTGTTTCTAAGTCGATAGAAATTTCTTTGCGGTCTCTTAAGTCTGGAAAATTAGTTGGCGGAAGCCATTCAGTTTGTGGTGCGAAAAGTGGTGTATCAGTCATAATCTCTTTCTATGATCATATCGATCATGTGTTTTGCTTTTAATAAATCTTGCTTTCCTCCCTTATCCTGGTGTCTCACAACGTATTTAATAACACAACCTTCAGGATATAGCAACTTGTTCTCAGTTACAAACCTACTCGGTTGCAATTTATACTTCCTGTAGTGATTGCCACCCACCTGCTTTTTCCATACACTCATTATTTACCTCTTAGTTTGTTCCAAAAATTGTTATGCTTCATTCCTTTATATTCTCCAAACGTAAAATCAGGTTGATAAAGAAATAAATTATATTTGGTTCGTGTTACTCCAACGTAAAAAATTCTCATTTCATCATCTCTTTGTTTTCCTCCCATACAATAAGATGAATAAGGTTTATAGGTCCAATCACAATTTAAAATTGTATTAGCTGACTCCAATCCTTTTGCGCCATGAATAGTGGATAAAAGAATTCTTTTTGCTTTTTTGTGATTTCCTTTCTCAATTACTTTTTTTAAATAATCAACGTAATTCACATAATAAGCTTTATCTCTTGGTCTCAGATTCAAAATTTCAAACCATGGGTGATTGATGTCAGCATCTAAATAAAATTTGTCTTTTAAATCTCCATATTTATATTGACCGTCTTTAAGAATAATTGAGTCTGCTTTAATTAAAGATGTTTTCTTTCTATCTCTAATAAATGCTGGTGGAATAATTTTATAAAATTCTTTAATATCTTTCCCGGAAATTTTTTCACCCTTTTGTAAACTTAACCAAGTTTCTATAGCTTGAATCTGATCGGGAGGAATATTAGGTGTGGTTCCTCGTTCCGCCCCATTACTAAAACCATTTGATTCTTCTACTTTTTCCCAAGTCAAATCATGACTAGCTAAAATTTGAGACCAGTTGTAGGTTTCCTGTGCATATTTCATATCTAAAATATTATTGGTTCTTGATAAAATTAACCAATGAATATCTACTTTAGGATCTGTTACATCCATATCCAAATATGTTCTAGACATAGTTTCTTTATTTCTAAACTCATATATTAATCCAGAAGTTTTCATATTAAATTTATTGACGTTGGTTGGTTTGTATTCTTTTTCTTGACGATTTTCAGGAGGAATAAGATGAATAGCAGCTTCAGCTAGTTCCCAAATTTTTTCATTTAATCTTGGCGAATGCTCTAAAACTGTTGATTTATCTGCTTTAAAATTTAAAAAGGTTTCTACTTCTCCACCTTTAAATCCATAAATAGCTTGATCATCATCACCTGCAATATAAACATTTTTAGATGAGTCAATTAATTTTTTTATAACTAACCATTCAAGTCTATTACAGTCCTGAGCTTCATCAATCATGAGGACAATGTTTTCTGGAAATCTAATTCTGTCTGCAAGTCCTTTGTATTTTACATCTTCCCAATCCATTTTGAGATGATTCTTTTTATAATTGTCATAGCTTTCAACCATATAAATTAAAGTCTTTCTTCCAACCTGTGGGTGACGTAGAGTATCATAATACTTTAAAATATTTTCAATTCCATCACCTATTATAATTCTGCCTTTTTTAAGAATATCCATTCCAGCGTAGAACTGTCTTTTCCGTGCATCATCTAATTGACTTTCTTTTTGTACTCCATGAAATTCTTTAGAAAAATCACTGGTGTAACAAATATCTTTATCTTCTTTTATTTGATTCATTAAATAAGAATCAATGGTACGTACATTGGCTAGTAATTGTTTATCAGTAAATTTATTTTTTTCTGCAATTCTTGAGCGAATGTTTCTAGCAGCTACCTTAGTAAATGTAGTTGTTAAAGTTTGATCAAAAGGACAATTATCATCTAGATGACTTTGTAATCGTGCAATTAGATTATATGTTTTTCCGGTACCCGGAGCACCAAATATTTTTTCTATAAATTTCTCACGCATTAGTATGGTATGTCTGGTCCTTTCATATCTTTCGCTGTTAAATCTTCTATGTCTTCAAAATACTCTTTTTTAATTAAAAAGCAACGTTTATTGTCTTTACGCGCTTCTCCTCCCATTTTATTTTTATCAAATACATTTTTTATAAAAGATGTTGTTTGATTAGAACCCATTTCCCATTCTTTTTGAGTTAATAAGAATGTTTTAAACCAATCTAAACTAAACCACGCATTTCCATCTTTATCTATAAACGGAGATTTATCTTGATAAGCTATTTCCCATTTGCCTTGATTCTCTTCCTCTACTTTCACCATATCTAAACACCACTTCGTTAGATATTTTCTTAATTTACCTTTATTAGTTGTTTCAGGATCAGCTGGAATGATATTAACGTTTGATTGTAATTTGTTTAAAAGAGTTTCCCAATCTCGCTGCTTTAATAATTGCGGTGTTTTTCCTGTTTGTTCTGTTGCTGCAATTTGCCAAAGTCTTTGAGTTGTTAATTCTCTGGAATTTAAGACAACAGTTTTGCCTCCGTATGTTAAAAACCAAACCTTAGGATTTGAAACCATAACCGAAAGTTTAGTTACATTATTGTCAGGCACACTTCCTTCACCAACTCCAAATTTTTGTAAGCGACATTCTCTGGAACGGCAAAAAGGTTTTAAAGGAGCTTTTTTACATCCATAAAAATAATCATTTTTATCTACTGATTTTTGAACATTTAAAACTTCCTGGGCAGTTAATGCTCCACCTTGTAAATCTTTAAAACAATGGGTATTATAATCACCTAATTTTTTCCCCCAATCATCTGGAAATCGTTTCTTTAAATAAATTGCTATTTCAGTTAACGTATTATTTCTATGCCCTTCTACGAACCCGAACGTGGCCATTGTCTTTAAACATATTGGTCCATCTTTAAACCAATTATCTTCAAGAGGAATATTAAATTCTGTTAATTGTTCTTCTGTTAATACGTGTTGTTGATATAAATTAAAAAATTCTTGAAGAGTTGCATCCGAACCATCATCTTTAATAGCGCACCTCCATTTATTTTTATCTACTCCATTATGAAGATAATAAGGAAGATTGAGCCAACTTCCAATTTCTCCTTCCTGTTCTATTTTTGGTTCTGTTTGAACTGGATAAATTCTATCTAGATTGGCTTGTCCTAATGTTTGAGCAATTTCAGTAATCTTTTGTTGCATTAGTTTTGCAGGTACCCAATCTTTTGCAAATATAAAAGCATGAGCTCCTTTACTTTTAGATTTGCATAAGACTAAAGGTAATTTTCTATCTCTAAATTTTTTATTAAGTGCTTGGAAATTAATTGGATAAGTATCAATATCAATACATCCCCACTTACATTTATGATCTTCTCGTACAGGTGCAATTCCAATACTATCAACATCACATTGAAATTCTTCTCCGTTTTGTTTTATGATTTTTGCTTTAAAGGGTTTACCCATTAAATGATTTGACCAAATTTCGTCAGATAATGGATCTCGTGAAGTATAACTTTTTCCTTGTTGTTTAGGACCTGTGGACTGTTTAAAGTGAAAGACACCAAACCCGCCACTAAAACCCTCAAATATATTTTTAAATTTTTTTACTTCTTCTTTCATAATATTTTAGCGAGGCGGTTTAAGTCTCCCGCTACCGCCTCTACTTCCCTAGCTAGGAAATAATTAAAATGGTGTTGCCTGTTTAGCTGGCTCTTCTGATCCATGCTTAGCTTGGATTTCTCCTTTCCCAACTTTTGTTGAGAAAAGCTTCGCTTGATCATAAACGCCTTTATCGCTTACAGGACCAACCTTTGTCACATCCCAACCATACCATGTGCCTTTATCGTTGCTCATTTGTATAGTCTTTAAATTATAAATGTGGCTATAAGTTGGCGGTGTAAATAGACCGTTTTTACCTTGAAGTCTAATACCCATCATCATTGAGTTCCATTTACGACTAACTTTTAATTGAGTCGCTTTCATAGAAATCAACGCTGTTGATGGAGCATTTCCAGATACAACAATCACAAAGTGACTTGCTGTATTTTCAAGATAGTTACCATTCGGTAGTCTATCTTTATAAGATTTATCCCTCGTTGTTTGAGGAACGTCATCCCCGGCATCATATATTTTTACCGGTGCGCCTGAACTCTCACCTCTGTCTTGCCATTCTATATACTGTCTTTTGTAAAAGACTGGCACGACGTTAATACCTTTCTCCCCGTCATAGAGTTCATTGGTAACAGTATTAATAATCATTCCAGGTTCTGCCCCTTCGACGTATTTACTGTTCCGTTTATTTACTTCGGGAGAAAGTTGTCCCAAGACTTTCAGGAATGGTAGAGCAAGATCTTCTTGCCCAATGTTCTGAGAGCCAGCAGCTGCATCCGCTTCAAATACATTTGAAGATAATGCGCCTGCATTTTCTTTTTTTGCTACTTGGTTCATTGTTCTTGTTTCCTTTTTATTATGGTTCGGTTTCCTACAAACACGTTAAAAATATCCGTTGGCACATCTTTGCCTGCTTCAATTCGCTTACGGACTAG